AGAGAAGATTCTTGATTAGGTTATGAAGTGAGTCGCACCAACCTTCACGGCTGTCATCGACAGTCATTACCTGATCGAACATCTTGTGTATTGTGGGGATGGTTGGCAGCTTGTCTGTGCATCTACGCTCAACAGTATAGCCAACACCAGTACCACACATTAGAATGTACATTAGATTTGAGAATGATCGTGGTGAATCAATCTCAAGATAAGAGCAATTGTAGAGGGCAGTATGATCGCGGTCCAAAGCTGGCCCTGCGGTCATAAGCCCACGCATTGAGGGTAGTACCTCAAGGTTTAGAATTGCGTCACGAACATCTGGTCGTGAGGCTAGGGCAGGAACCTTGGCGGTGAAGTAACTCCACCAACGATCCACGGTTTCATCCCAAGTCTCACGGCGAGATTCAGAATCCATCCATCGACTGTAGCGAGAGATGGCAATAAAGTTTTGAAATGTATCCATCAGTTTCCTCCTGTGCTTCCAAAACCACCAGTACCCCTTACAGTCTCTGGAAGTTTATCGACAGAGATGAATGGGAATTGAGTAACAGGTAGGAAGACAATCTGTGCAATGCGATCACCCTTGTTGATTTCGACAGTCTCATATGAGTTGTTTACCAAGGATACCATAATCTCACCTCGGTAATCAGAGTCGATAACACCAACAGAATTCTTTAGGGTGATACCTTTGGAGGCCAGACCAGATCGTGGGAATACAAGACCCACGAAACCCTCTGGAATAGCCAAAGATACCCCGGTCGAAATCAGATGACCAGCACCCGGAGCTAGAGTGAGGTTTAGCACGGACTTTAGATCAGCCCCTGCAGCACCATTAGTCTTATACTCGGGTTTACAATAGTCAGTATGGAGAACCATAGGGATACCAGCTGGGCTATGGGAATAAGTAGAAGTATTGTAATTATTGTTATCAGCATAGACAGCTGAGCTAGTATCGTAGCAAGTAACTTTAGTATCCATTAGTATCTCCTTGGTTTTGTTCTTCAGTAGCCCCAACTATTGGGCAGTATAGTTTAATCTGCTTGGTCTGCTTGTCGTACTCGCCATCCCGTAGGATGCGGACGCACCTAGCCATAGCCAAACAGTAATCATAATCGTATTTAGTGCCACCCTGTGGCTTGGCTTGGTCATAAGCTGCCAATACAGCAGCCGACCAGTTCCGGGGGTGGACATACTTTAGCCACTTCTCAGCCTTGGCTGGACCCCACTTCCAGATACCGGGGATGTTATCTGTAGTATCTCCCATGATCCACTGCTTGTGGAAATTAAGGTCTGCGGTATACTCATCCACAATATCTGGTGTGTGTTCCTTGTCTGGATTCCAGTGCCAACCGGGTACGGATCTTAGATCCTTGTCGATTGTCACGGCAATACCCTTACCGGAAGAGGCCATTATACCCATGATATCGTCTGCCTCTAGCCTTGGGACTGTCAGAATGTCATGCTGATTGATCAGCTCCAGAGCATAGTCCATGCTGTCTGGAGTCTGCTTACGGACATCCCGGTGGGCTTTATAGGCTTCCCAGAAGTCCCGTCTGTAATTATCCTTGCGGCTGCAGGACATGGCAATATAGGTCTTGGTCATACCAGCTGGAGTCCAAGCCTTGATGTCATGCTCAAGTCTTTCCTCTAGGTATTCCACACCCTCTTGGTCTGCCCAGAAAGCAGCACGGTAGCATAGGATATCTCCATCAAGCACAGCAACATCAGGTCTTTCCGTCATTCTTTTCCCCTAGGATTATGTCCAGTATGTGTTGAACAACTCTCTCCGCATCAGGATCGCGGTCTTCTCTTGAGGCAATACACATCTCACAAGAGCATAGGTTTCCAACCAATCCTTCTGACAGGATATGGAACCATTCCTCAAACTTCTCTGTTGCCTTGTTCTTGTATTGCCGCTCTGAGAAACCATTGCGTACAACATAATCAAAAACCTCAGTGAAGTTCTTGTCGTTGCTTTCAAGAGCGTTAGCCATTGCCTCAGACTCATGGGTTCTCCATTCAGCCTTGGCTTCTGGTAACTCTCTATCTCCTGCTGAGACAAAGACAGTCAGTGCCTTTAGATCTCTGGCAGTAGCGACCTCATTCATGTATCGACAGTCATCGACAATGATTACCTTCTCATGCCAAGTGTCAGGATCTTCGGCCAAAGCCTTTTGCTCCTGCTCGTACATGAACTTGATCTTCTCCTTGAACTTCTTTACCCAGAAATCCTCGTCTTCCTTTCGTGCTTCGGAGCCAAGTGTCTGGCAGAAAGCGCGGTACTCTTCTGGGTTCTTATCCTTTGAGTAGCCTCGCTTCTCTGCCTCATCCTTGAGTGCCTGAGCAAAGGGTAGGATTACAGGAGTATAGCCTTCGTTGTAGGCATACTCACTTAGCCATTTGGCTAGAGTGGTTTTGCCCACACGGGCCGGACCACCGATCATTATTATCAGCATGGAGACTCTCCCATAATTCTTGAGGACTAAAGAGATCGGGAATATCCCAACCCTTGAATTTTAAATAATCACAAATAAAAGTTACACAGCTTGACGGTCGTTTCATTCCGATGAAGCGACCAAAGAGTTGATAGATAATCATAGTCTTTGAGTTTAGTTTTGGGTAGGCGTATGCGAATTGCATATCCTTGGTATTCATCTCCAACTCTCCGACATTAAACTCGTAGTATTTCTCTATTCCCAACTCTTGTAGTAGCCCCAACTTTAGGGCGCGAATCTTTTGTCCGTCAACCACCACATAAGCAAAGGATTCCGTTAGATCAAACTCAAGATGAGCGTGAGTATGACGGCTCCAAGATAGTAGCCGAATGAAGTAGTAACGCCAACCTTGTAATTTCTTGAAGTTATAGAAACAGATTCTCGCATTAACTCTCATAGAAGATGGGCATCCCTAGATAAGTGGCTAGTGAATGCTCAACTCTAGCTCCTTCGGAATGCTCCCATCCATGAAGCATTACCATTGCATTGCAGTCTAGAATAGCATTCAGATCCCTCTTCATGCATGACCGTAGGTGTTCCTTGGAATCGACCGCTGTTGACGGATCGAATCCCTCGTCCTCATCCATACGGGCTGGATTGTGAATCTTACCAATCATCGGATTCTTCTGCCACTTCTTCTCAGCATTATAGAAAGCGTCAAAGTTATGGTTTGGATAGCCGCGCATCGGACCAGCAATATACATAGTAAGTGAACTCATGTTACTCCTTAGTGGGTTTCTGCCCAATTAGTGCCGACACGATACTCGGCATCAATACGAATGTTAAGCTTAAGCATTTCTCCAGCAGTCGTTGCAGCCTGTGTGACTGCCTTGCCGAAACTATCGGCACAAGACTTGGGACAAGAGTACTGCAATTCGTCATGGATGTAGGCGAGCTGGCTTGCCCTGTATTGAGCCGCAGCCTTGCTAGCCTCAGCCATCCAGTACTTCGATACGACCGCGCCTGAGCCTTGCAGGAGCGTATTCAGGGCAGCGTGTTCACTGCGGACGGGAACCTGTCTACCATCTGGCAGACGAACCTTTCCTGTCTTGATTGTCTCAAACCTGACGGCATCCTGTACCTTGGCAAGTGCGGGGATTTCCTTCTGGAAACGCTCACGCAACTTACGAGCAGCATCAACGGAGCAGTCGCATACCATAGCAATCTTCTTGTCTCCTGCGCCATATAGATAGGCGTAGATGAATGACTTAGCAAGTGATCTAGTCGCAAGACCAGCAGCTTGCTGATTGTGTGTATGAATGTCTCCGGTAAGGAGAACCTTGGCATACTCGCCGTTGTCATACTTAGCCATGAAGTGAGCAAGCATACGCAGCTCAAGACCTGACAAGTCAGCACCGACAACGACATCTCCGGGGTCTGCAATCCATAGCTCTCTTGCACGATGGTCGCCACTTACCTGAGCAATGTTAGGCTGGCTGTGTGTGCAACGACCAGTAGCAGCACCCTGAGCATTGATACCACCGTGAATGCGGTGATCTCTGCTTGTGTTTGCTCTGGTGTTCCAATCCTCAACCATACCCATAAGCTTGACATTGTTGAAATACTCAGTCAGCTTCTTTGCCTCGGGATAGTCAAGGGTAGCAAGCACTGCTTCGTCTACCTTTGGATTACCCTTGTCGGTCAGGGGTGGCTCCCATCCATACTTCTCGTTAAGACGGGAAGCAATCTGCTGTCGGCTACCGGGATTGAAAGTCTCAATCTTGTCCTTCAGACGCTTGCCTGTCTTTTCCGAATGACGGATGATAAGCTTGTCAGGAAAGATTTGACGCATCTCGTCCTCAATGCCAAGCTTCTCCAGCATAAGGTCTTGATACAGTTTCTCTCCTGCATCACGGTCGTAATTAAATCCATGCTCTACTTGCTCCATTAATATCTCGGACACTTGGCTCTCAAAGCGAACCAAGTCTTTGTTCTTAGTGATGAATGGCTTCTGTGCGTTGTAGATTGCCATACCTAGTCTGGCATCCTGCAAGCAGTAAGTACCCATTTCTTCTGAGTACTGCGCCCATCCACCTGTGTAATCCATCTTGGGGAACTTGAGATACTTGCCCCAAGAAGCCAGAGAGTTATCACCTAGCGGGTGATTGTTGATGTCTGGATGCATCAACTTGCTGATAACGAGCGTATCAACAATGCACTTCGGTCGCGCCATCCCGTACAGTCTACGCATTACGGGAAAATCGTAGCCCCAGATATTGTGTCCGATAATCACGGGCATCTCACTGAGGTACTTGATCAGATCTTTCATCTGATGTTCTAGCCAAAGGATCGGGTCTTCGTCATTGACCTTGGTAGCGGCGCATAGAACTCTAGTCGCTTCTGTATATGGCTTACCCTTGCTGTCAAGAATAAGCTCACCCAATCCGTTACCTTCGATGTCAAGGACGCATACCTTCATTTAGTTCTCCTCTGGTTCAAAGACTAGTGAGCCATCCTCAGCAACGGCAAAGCCGATCTCCTTGAGGCGACCAGTAGTATGATCATAAAACAGCGTAGCTGCAATACCAGCCCGACCTGTCAGGCGATTCTTGAGTACGCGAACAATTGTAGTATTGGCAATCTTGTGGTCTGCATTCTGACGATCACGCTCAAGGGCAACGACTGTGTTAGGTACACTAGCCAAAGCACCGGAGCCTCGTAGATCCTGCAGAGTAATGCGGTCGCCTTCCTCATACGCTTTCTCCGACTTCTTCAGCTGAGATACGATGTCGATGTGGACACCTGTACGAACAGCCAATGCTCTTAGTTCCTTCATCAATGTGTCGATGATGATTCGCTCTGAACCACCACCCTCAATGTCCTTGTCCTGCATTCCCATTAGACCAGCCGCAGCAGCGGTGATGTGATCAAGTACGATTACCTGAACACCAAGGGACACAGCCATGAACTCCATACGAGCAAGCAGATTCTGCATGGCATTATTAT